CAGTTAAAGTCCATGTAAAGATTAGCAAAGTCAGAGCTGCTGAACAAGGTAGAAGTATAAGTGTAATTAGCTTCACTGAATATTCTATCTATTAAATATTTAATTTTTATAAACGGTCTAAAAGCTTGTTCAAAAGATGTTAATTCAGGCATACCTATTGTTGCAGAACTACCAGTAGCACCATTAGCTATTAATATTTGTCCTGTCCAATCTACAAAAGGGTATTTTAATACTTGTGTTGTACTTGAACCTGCTGTACCAGCATATGTCCCTGTAGGAAGTGGGTTTGTTAAAGGCAACCCTGTACTAGCATACCAACTTGCTTTTATAGCTGTCTTATCGTAAGTGTGCTGCAATTCATCAAAATTTATATTATCAAAAGTTCTGTTTTTTAATGTGTCTGCTAAAGCAATTGTTTGAGCAAATAAATTTACATTATAGCTTATTTCACCTTCTTGTTCTTGTATGTCTATTAGCTTTAAAGAACCATCGAACAACATTAAGCCGTTTTGCTTTAGCACAGCTCTAGTGTTTATAAGAGGATTAAAAGAATTAAGAGAGCCAACTGACTTTGTTATTTCAAATATATTACCAAATATCTTGTTATTTCTTTTTGTTGCAGGTAGGTTAAAGTCTTTAGAATATGATTGTACTTTTTCTGCTACATTTTTAAAATCATCTACACTTAAAGAAAGTGGTATTTCTTCATCTTCGTATAAATCACAAATTACTTGACCTTCAAATGTATTTACGTTAGTAGCCCTAACTGATATGCTTTCTATTGTAAGGTTTGATGCTGATGTGCTTACAAACGCTACAAACACAACATCACTAGTAGAAATAGCGTTAAATTGATAACTAAAAGTGGTTGTTGTTGATAGGTTTGCAAGTGAATGAAACGAGCTAGAATTACCAGTAGTACCATCTGTGTGAGCAACTGATAAAAACCCAAACCCTGTCGTGTATTTTACTTCTAAAGTGTAAGAATCACCAACAACTAAACCTGATAAACCTTGATATACACCTGACCTTCCCAGTGTATTTGATTGTGCAATTGAATTTATTACGCAATTACCACTATTACCATCAGGCAAAGCCATTGTTCCATTAACAACATTTCTAAACCTTCTCCAATTACCTACACTTGCAGGTTGGTTGGATAAAACAAGATTATACATACCAGTACTTGTACTTGGTGAAATATCGACATTTGGAGCAAAATCTAATGTACTAAAATCTATTCCATCAGAAATATACTCTGTAATCTGGTTGTTTTGTGGGTATAAAATTAGTTGTACACTCATTATACAGATTGTGTGTTTTTAGTTTTATTTCTTTCCATAGAGAAAGTATATTGTATTAGTTTGTCATTTGCTACTGTCTTTCTAGTAAAGTCAGATGTAGTAATTAGAACTGGCTCTACATATTTATTAGTGATAGTATTATAAGGGTTGCTTTCAGTTGCATCAAAACCATTTAAAATATATACTTCTGTACTATTTATTAAATCCTCAAACCAAGCTGAATTTTCTTCTGCAATATAGTCTGTATTAACAACTATTCTTTCTGTTGTGTTTACTCTAAAATTCTTACGCCCCCCTTTATAGCCGTAAATTCTATATTTCTCTTCATTCCAACTTCCTGACATTTGAGTGTATGTTGTTCTATTTGTTGTTAATGATTTTGTAGACTTTTGTGTAAATGTGTAATAATCCCAGGCACCCCATTGATTAAGCCAAGTCAATCTAATACTCTCATACCCTTTAGTGTTTGGGCAGTTAATATTTATAGTGTAAAGTTTAGAATTGGTAGTAGCCCCACTATTAGATGATTCTGCCTGAAAGGTGTAATAATCTAACGTATCAGCAGCCACTAAAGCTTGAAAGGTGCTGCTGTGATTTCTTAAATTAGCAGGGTAAACACCTGCGAAAATAAACTTGCAGCGTGTGCTATCTAAGTTTGTGCAACCACCATTACCAAATCCTTGTGTAACATTTTCAGTTACAGTTGAACCGTCTGTTTTGTAGTATGTGAATTTAATTTTAGTAACTTTGTCATTTGAGCCATTAGGAGCAAAATTTAAAAATCCAACAGTGCCGTAGTCATCTATATTTGCATATTGAGTAGTAGGTGCATTAGTTAAAAAACCACCACCATCTTCAGTTGTATACAAGTCGTTAGCTGTAAAGTTAAATCCATACCTACCTTGACTTATACCACTTTGCCCTAAAGTAAGCACATTATCATGTTGTAGAACCCCGTTAAAATACCAGTTCATATTACTATTTTTTACAACGCCTAAGTCTGAAACAGCACCATTTTGGCTTGTTGCCCCTTCTGCTTTAAATTTTATAGCCATACCACGTATAACATTATCCCCCTTACAAAACTCATCTATCAAATGTATTGGATGGGGTGTGTCAAGACTATAATCTACACCTTTGTAATGACTTGAACTTTGATTTGACCCCCCTACGCCTTGGTTTTGTGAAGAGACATAGCTTTCTAAAAATGGTCCTAAATCAAATATACCCACCCCCTCATTATTAGGTGTTGTTTTAAATATAGCCCTCTTATCAGTTGATGTAGAAAGATTTATGTTATTTGAAGAAGTTATATATACTTCAGCTATATATTTAAAATTAAAATAAGTGCCAACAGCCGATTCTTTTACTGCCCATACAAGGGGCTGTCCTGCTACAAAGTAATTGTACAAAGGTCCTTGCTCTATTGTGATTGCCATTTTTTTATTGTTTTGTAAATGTTGTTAGATATGTTTGTATGTCTAAAGTCACCATTTTTAATAAGTTTTTTTTAAGTTTTTTATATTCTATTCCCAATGGTTGTTGAAAGAAGCTAATACTCTTAATACCCTCTCTTTTTATTTTTTTACTTATCAAGTAAGCAAACCCTGAAACAAACTGTCCTGTTGTTTTAGACCTACCCCTTCCTAGCCCTTTTGGTTGTATACCCTTTTTTTTAATCCACTTAGAAAGAATGTCAATAGGAGGTCCTTTAGTTGTGTATTTATAAGAGCTTAAAGTTTTCTTGCCTTTGTAGTCTATAAATGATTGCTTAGTTTTATTTCCTGAAACACCTTCATCTAAATATTTTCCATAGTCAAACATAAAAAACTTGACACTATATCCATTTGAATCTTTTGTGATTTTTGATTTTATAGATTTACCTAAAGCACTGTCACCTTTAGAAGAAGCTAGAGTTTTTTTAGATTGCTTTATAACATTGTCAGCAAAACTATCTAAATATCTTTCTATGTTTTCAAGTTTCATTATATACTAGCTACAAATATTTCTACGTCTACGTCTGATGTTGAGCGTGGCTTTACAATTATACTTGTTATGTCTTGTAGTGTTCCAAAATCAGGGTCAGTGTCAGTTTCACCTTCTACTGCTGTATCTGCTTGACATAAAATATGCGAACTACCTGCTGTCATAACTACTTGATAGTTAGAAGATTCGGCTACTATTGCTAAGTCCATTACCTCTGAATCACTTAGATTTGTTACTCTAATGTATTTGCAATTTTCTAAATCTAATGCACCTGCACTACCATATACGTTACTATTGAATGTTGCTATTGTTGTTGTGTTAGAGTGAGGACAAGTAACTACTCTTTCAAAAGTATCGGTTATACCTGATACATTATAAGTGTTTGTCGAACCCCTTAATGAATTGTTAATTGTCACACTTTCGTTTACTGTTACTACTAAATCTGCCATAATTTTATTTTTTATCTATTTGTTTTAATTTGTTTATTGCCCAGTTAATACCTGATGAACCACCCCAAGCATCCCACATTAATCCACCACAACCTTCTGAATAAGGTACATCTTTATTTTGTTGATGTCTTTTAAAACTAGCCATTCTTGCTATTGTGTCTCTACTTATTTTCTCTCTGTTTGCTAATTGTGCTGACCTTGTCCACCCTACCCTTGTTCCACAATCACTTCCGTTTTCTTCTTTCCACTTTCTTGCACGTTTTGCATTGTTTGTTGCAGCTTGTGGGTAGTCATTGTAACTTTCTAGCTTTATGCTTATTTCATCTAATTTAACTAATATATCATCATAAGTGTTAATCACTCTGTTTAAAGTTTTATTGTTATTTTTGGTGGTATTAATTGTATCTCTATTTTCCATATCTTAAATTTAAACATTAGTAACCTGCCCCTGCATTTGTCACTGGTATTGTACAAGTGTCAAAGTCATTCATCACCTTAATTCCTATTGTAAAAGTCCACCCGCATAAAAGATTATCAAATCTTTCTTGAAATGGCTCTATTGTAAACTGGTCTTCTGTAAAATAAAGTGGTTCATTTACACTATTGATACCTGCTAAAGATTGTCTAGTGCTGTGTCTTAACATGCCTATTATATCTGTGCATATTTCTAAAGTCTGATTCCATACTTCTTGCTCATTATTTTTAGAATCAATGAGTTTAGTTAATTGCTTTGCTTGATATGTTTGCCAATTATCTTTTTCAGATACTAAGTCAGCAATAAAAACTTGAAAATTATAAACAAGTTCACTATCACCAGTAGTTACAGATGTAGGGTTTATGTGAAATAAAGGCATTTTCTCCATCTTTTCTAGGTTGATGTCAAATATATCACCAACTGAAACAGTTGATATTTGGTCGTGATACTCACCTATTCTACAAAGTGTATTTATTACGTTGTTGTAAGTCTTATTTGTTGTCAGTGCCATAATTTACTTTGTTTTGCGATTCTAAGTCTGTTTCATAACTAAGCCATGTTAAACATTCTAACAAACTTTTATTTGTTATATTGTCCAATTTTGATATGTCTGCATTACATAATCTGTACATCACTCCAAACCAACTCCACTTTTCTGCGAATGAATTTGATGCAATAGCTGTGTCATTTCCTTCTGCTGCTGTGTCAAAACAAATGGCAAAGTCATTAACAATCCTTTCCCTAAAAGATAAAAAAAAACCAGTGCTGATTGCACTTGCTCTGCTGACATCTTTTTCATTTCTTCCGCCCTAATACTTATGTTTCCATCATAAGAATCAATAGTGTACACACCGCTTGATGTTTGTTCTATAATAGGTCTGTACAGAATTGCCATTAATTCAGGTAAATTATTTTCAACTCCGTCTTTTAAGAATGTTTCTAAGTCGGCATACTCACCTAAAGTAATAGAATCTAAGTCAGGATGAAAGCCGTATTTTTTACCATCTATATTGATTATGTTTTTTAGCTTGTTGTTTTGACCTTCTTGCATTTCAGACAATTTGCTCATAAGCAACACTATGTCTTTTAGTGCAAGTTTGTCTATTAAACTTTTAGGAATATCTGATAAAGCCGCTATTGTTTCTTTTGCTTCTTTTGCTTTACTTAAATTCTTTAGCTTAATTAGTTTTAACCACCTCCCCAAAGTTACATCTGACCAATCATTAATCAGCTTAAATCTTTTAACTTCTTCGTCTTTTTTAATTTTAATGTTCATCTAATATATAATAGAAATTGTTGTTATTTAGTTTAAAAGTGTATATTTGCAACGTTTTTGTATTTCATTTAGTTTGAGGGGGTGGTAGGGTTTTCCTATTGCCCCTTTTTTATTGAACAAAATATTTTCCAAAATTATCATCTATTTCGTAATACATTCGCATAGCTAAAGCGTCTGAATAATCTGGTGACCTGCCTAGTATTGCCTTAATTGTATCTTTTGGTGTCATTTGTAATTTATTGTCTTTGTCTGCGTCCTTAGTTCTTACCTGTTCGCATTCTTCTATGATTAGGTTTTTTACATTTATGTCTGAACAACTAATTCCTATTTGCCCCTTGTTTATTAAGTCAGCTAATTTGTAATAGCATTGTGTTTTTAAGTTTGCATAGTTTTCTTTTTTTAAAGGTTTGCTATTGTTTACAAAACCCCTACAACGCAAGTAATCTTTAACACCACCACCAACACCATCTTCGTCTACTATAATATTTCGTAATGGAACTTGGTTTTCTTGTTGTAATTGCCTAAGAGCTTCCACAACCTCATTTACAGCCGATTTAAGCAACGTTCTTATCTTTTTAAGGTATAACCCTTCCCAAAGCATTAGAACGGTCTTGTCGCTTCCAAATCGTGCAACATCACAGCTTATGTATTTATCGCCTTCAATTCCTTTTTGATTAAACATATTTAAAATAGCGTCGTATTCAATTAAACTGTCTTTTGTTGCGTCATACTCCCAATTACCAAATAATAACCTTTGTTTGCTTAACTCATCTAAAGTTTCTAATTGTTTTTTGTAAAATTTAGATATATACTCGTTGTCATCAACCAGGCTTTGTATAAATTTTCTGTGTGGTTTTTGTTCCCCATCTTTTGATGGTCTGTAATATTGTGTGTACACCCAATTCTTTGCAGGGTTGCATGTCATTAGCATTTTAGGAATTAAATTGTATTCATCTAACTTATACCTCATCCTAGAAGCCACTATGTTCTTTGCTTTTTCTGTTATTTGGTTTGCTTCATCTATAAACGCACCTGTTATTTCTAAAGAACCCAAGCTGTCAAAGTTTCTGTCTGATGGGTACAAGAATAAATCTTTCAACATTATTTCAGACTTATTGTAAAATGTAACAATATTTGAACCACCATTAAAGTTATAATGTTTACCTGCTTGTAGCCCCCAAGTTTCGCACACTTCAAAAAAAGTGTTTAGTGTTGTTTTTTTAAGTGCGTCTAATTTTGACCTGCCCATTAGGTATCTTGTCTTAGGGTGTTTAATAGACATTAGAACTAACCAAGCACAACCTACCCAAGACTTGCCACCACCTGCGGCACCACCAAACAAGACTTCTGTTGTTGTTTTGTCAAATAAGTATTCTATCGCCTGTTCTTGTGTGTGTGTAAAGTTAGCATTAATGTTCAACACCTTTTATGTTTACGTTAATCTTAATTGGTTCATCACCTGAACTTAAATCTAATTCTGACCTTTCAACATAACCACGTTTCTTTCCTTTTGTTTTTAAAAAAAATATTGTTGCTGATGTGTTGCCATCTTTCATTTGTGCGTGTAACTGGCTTTCACCAAAATCTAATGCAATGTTTTCAATATCTTTTACGGCTTTTGCAAATTCCTCATCTTCTTTAATCCATTTATAGTATGTTGAACGTGGCACATTAGCAGACTTACAAGCAACAGTTACCACCCCTAAACTACTTTCTAATGCCTTTAGCATACTTTCCTTTTTTATGTGTCTACTTTCGTCCATTGTTATATTCCTTTAAATGCTTTCAATGGGTAGAATATTAAACTATTTCTGTATCCGTTTTCTGCTATTGGTTTTATTGGTGTTACTCCGTGTACGTTTTTCCAAGCAGGATAAACTAACATTGAATTGTCTGCCTGTTCAAATGTTACATTATAATCAGGTACGTTTAAGCAACCACCATTAGAGTTGTTTCTTTTGGTTAGGATTATGTTTACTGTTCCTTGAATGTTTCCTGTATCTCTATGGAATGGTGCTGATATGTTAAAGTTGGATATACTACTTGTGTACATTGTTCCAAATTTCCATTTATCTTTTACATCTTCAAAGAGTTCTTGTTGTCTTTCGTATATCTTTGGAGTAAGTTCTTTAATGATTTGTTCTGCTTCTAAACAAGCACCCCACATTGCTTTAATAAATGTTTGTGCTTTTTTGTCTCTATGAGTTGAAGCTATGTTAGGATAAGGTCGCCTTACTAATGGCTTTGGAGCAATAGAACCTAAAAGTGTGCTATATTGGCTTACGCTATCTGATTTTGTACCTTTCCATTCAGTTTTAAATTTATTTGCTATTGCTGTTGTTCTGTCCATCATTTGTTTTGGTACATTGTCGCTTCTAAACTCTTTATTAGCTACTGCTAACAAAAGATTAAGTTTTTCACTATACTTTGCTACATCTTTAATATAAAACCCTACTATCTCCCCATCAAGTTCTAATAAACAATCTTCTTTTACGTTTGGTTCGTAATAAGGGCATTGTTGACCTATTTTTACATTGTGTTCTATTTGTTGTAATTTAATTGTTTCCATTTTATAATTTGTTTAGGGTTGTTAAATCTTATTTGTAATTCTGCTTTGGGGTGGCAGCCATTCTTTTTTTTATATCTAAAAAAGTTAGGGTATTTCCGCATAAGGTATTCGCTGTCTAATATTTTTCTTTCTACTCTTTCTTCATAAGTTCCTATACCCCCTTTTTCATAATGTCCTGCCTTTGGCTTTAACCAAGAGTTTATTAATACACAGTTATTTTTAATTAATTGTTCAGCACAATAACAAAAATCTTCCATCGCTTCAACATTTTTATCGTATTTTATCCCATTATATTTTATCGCCACAGCTTTAGATATAACATATCCAACATTTTTATATTTTTTAGGATTAAAAAAATAATTATCTACTGTTGCGTAACCTATATATTCAGATTTTATTATTTCTGCAATTTTAATATCTTCTGTTAATAATTCTACATATTCTTTTGCAGTTATTTCTTGGCTAAAAGTCTTTTGATTAATTTCATTGTTTTCTACGTTAATCTTTTTGCAATTAAAATAATATTTGTCTACAACTCTTTTAAAAGTTCTAATGTTATCATCAAAAGATATATACCATTTGCCCTTTACTGCTAAATTGTTTGCTATCCAGTTCCTTTGGTTTGTTATGCCTTTTTCAGCGTTTGTTACTATAATGTTTTCTTTTTTTACAACACCTGCTTTTAAATATTCTTTTTTACAGTTGTTTGAATGCAACAAAACTTTATAAGGTATGTTGTCTTTGTCTAACCATTTAGTGGTTGTGATAGTTTCAGCCCTGTTGTAAGATGGTATATATATCGGAATCATATATTTTTTAAAGCATTAAGCACTATCTTTCCTACATTTATTCCTTCTGACCTTTTTTGGTTTATTAAGGTGTTGGCTTCCTCGTAATCTTCAGGATTGAACTCTATTTGTATTGCCCTCTTTACACCTTTTTCTTTTTCGTGCAGCTCAGAACCAAGGTCAATATCATCTAAAACAGAATAGTCTACTTCTTTCTCTGGCTGCCAAACATCCATTCCCCATTCACCTAACTTAGTGTTGTTCCATTCATTTCCTAGAATATCCCAATCCCACTCACCAAACCCAACATTGTCTTTCACAACAAACTCTTTCTTTTGTTCTTCTGTTAAGTTCTTAGCTATTTTAACAGGCACTTCTTTTAGCCCTGCTTCTACACAAGCTTTGTACCTCATATTCCCACCTAAAATAACATTGTTCTCATCAAGTATTATAGGTCTTAGTTCTAGCATTTCAGGAAAATCTTTAATGCTTTTTACTAATTTTTTGAATTTTGGTTCCTTAATTATTCTTGGGTTGCTTTCATTTG